ACAACGAGATGCGTTTATAGAACCTAAAATTTTTGATTCTTGGGTTTTAAATGAAGAAACTTGTCAATGGGAAGCACCGATAGCTAGACCAGAAGATGATCAAGATTATATGTGGAATGAAACAACAAGACAATGGGACTTAATAAATGAGTAAAATAGAAGTAGATGCAATAGAACCACAATCAGGCACAGCCTTAACCATAGGAGCTAGCGGAGACACGGCTACTGTTCCTAGTGGAGCAACCTTAACAATTGCTTCAGGTGCAACAATTAATAACCAAGGTACAGCAACAAACTTTGGTGCAACAGGCTCTGCGTCTTGGACAACAACAGTTAAGACAGGAAATTTTACAGCAGTCGCTGGTGAAGGATATTTTGTAAATACAACAAGTGGTGGAATTAATGTAACACTTCCCGCAGGAAGTGCAGGAGCTGTTGTTGCAATTAAAGATTACGCAAATACTTTTGATACAAATAATGTAACATTAATTCCAAATGGTTCAGATAAAATTGGTGGAGAATCTGGTAACAAAAAACTTAAAACTGAAGGAATTGCAGTTACATTAATTTTTATAGATTCAACAAAAGGTTGGTTAGTAACTGATGATGGATTACAAAGTAATATAAAACCTTTAACTTATAGTGTAGATTTTTTAGTTGTCGCTGGAGGTGGAGCTGGTGGTCAAGATACGGGAGCTGGAGGAGGAGCTGGAGGTTATAGAAATTCTTATAATTCAGAAACATCTGGTGGAGGAGGTTCTTCTGAAACAGCTTTAGAAATGTCACCAGGAACAGTTTATACAATTACAGTAGGTGGAGGTGGAGCTGCAAACCCTGGATCTCCTAGTAGAATTGGTGCAGATGGTGATGATTCATCTATTTCTGGTTCTGATATTACAGATATAACTTCTGCCGGCGGCGGCGGTGGAGGTGGAGGCGGTGGTTCTCCAGGTCAAGCCGGTGGATCAGGAGGAGGTGGTGGTGACACTAATGGAACAGGTGGTGCTGGTACTGCCAATCAAGGTTTTGCTGGAGCAAGTTCAAGTGGTGGTTGGGCAGGTGGTGGTGGAGGTGCAGGTGAAGCAGGAGATACTGATGGTAATGGATATGGTGGAGATGGTTTGTCTTCTTCTATTACTGGACCAGGAGTGAGTAGAAGTGGAGGAGGAGCAGGGTGTGATTATCCTGGAACTAATACACCTGGAGGTACAGGTGGTGGTGGAAATGCTACAAACCCTACAGGAAATGGTGGTAATGGTACAGCAAATACAGGTGGTGGAGGTGGAGGTGGTGCAGTTTCTGCTCCTAGAAATGGTGGTGCTGGTGGTAGTGGAGTTGTAATTTTAAGAATGGCTGATGCAGATTATTCGGGAACAACAACGGGTTCTCCCACTGTTACTACAGGAGTCGGTGGATCAGATACAGTATTAGTTTTTAATGGAGATGGGAGTTACACAGGATAATGGCACATTTTGCAAGATTAGGAGTTGGTAATGTAGTTGTAAAAGTTCACGTTGTTTCAAATGATATTGCAACATCTGAACAAGCAGGAATAGAATTTTTACAAAATTTATATAAAACAAGAGATATTTTTAAACAAACTTCTTATAATACTATAGGGGGAGAACATTTATTAGGTGGAACACCTTTTAGAAAAAACTTTGCTGTTAAAGGATTTACATACGATCAAACTAAAGACGCATTTATAGCTCCAAAACCTTTTAATAGTTGGATATTAAATGAAACAACTTGTCAATGGGAAGCACCAGTTGCTTTACCTGACACAGAAAATAGTTATAATTGGAACGAAACGACAAAACAATGGGATTTAAATGAGTAGTATTATAAAAGTAAATACGGTTCAAGATACAGACGGTAATAATATTATCAATGAAAATGCTAATACTATTACTATAGGTAAATCTGGAGATACAGTAACTGTTGCATCAGGTGCTACTTTTGTTGGAGGTGGAATTCAATGGCAATCAACTATTGTAACAGGTGCTACACACACGGTGTCTGCTAATCAAGGTATATGGATTGACACATCTTCTAATGCCTGTACTCTTACACTACCTGCTTCACCTTCTGTAGGTGATCAAGTAGTTTTTACAGATTATGCAAGAAACTGGGGAACAAACGCAGTAACACTAAATTTAAATAGTGAAAAATTTCAAGGAAATACAACTCCTGTTCCTGTCTATGATACTACTGGTGAATCAGTAGATATTGTTTATTCAGGATCAACTAAAGGTTGGATTCCTAATTCTGACGGAGCAGTTGCTTTAGAAACACCACAAATAGTTGATATTGAATATTTAGCTGTAGCCGGTGGAGGAAGTGGTGGCCGTGGTAACTCTGGAGGTGGTGGAGCCGGTGGTCTATTAACTAATTTTGGTGGAACAGCTCTTAGTATTAATACTAATACAGTTATGACTGTAACAGTAGGAGCAGGCGGGGCAGCAATATCTGGTTCATCTGGAGTAGGAAATCAAGGAGCAAATAGTACTATATCAGGATCTGGATTTTCAACAGTAACTGCTATCGGTGGTGGAGCAGGTGGTAGAGGTAATTCAATAGCACCCGCACCAGGAAATCCTGGTGGAAATGGTGGTTCAGGCGGTGGATCTGGATATGGAGGTAATGGTGGTTCAGGAACATCACCACAAGGTAATGATGGAGGTAGTAATAATCCAGTTACAGGTGGTCCAAAATATGGTGGTTCTGGTGGAGGTGGTTTTGGTGCTGTTGGTGGTAATGGTTCAGGTAGTGCTGGTGGTAATGGTGGTAATGGTGGAGCAAATTCAATAACAGGTTCTTCAGTGACGTACGCTGGAGGAGGCGGTGGATCTGTAGATAACCCTGGAGGCGGAGGTTCTGGTGGTTCTGGTGGTGGCGGAGCTGGTAGTTATAATGTTCAAGGCCCTGGAACTGATGGACTAGGTGGAGGTGGAGGTGGAACTCACACAACTCAAGATTCAGGTAAAGGTGGAGATGGAGTTGTTATTTTAACTATGGCAGATGCAGATTATTCGGGAACAACAACAGGTAGTCCAACAGTAGCTACTAATGTAGGTGGCACAGGAAAAACAACTGTTAAATTTACAGCGAATGGAAGTTATACGGTATAAAATATTATGGCACATTTTGCAAAATTAGGAATTGGAAATAAAGTTTTATCGGTTGAAGTTGTGCACGATAGTATTGCAACAACAGAACAAGCAGGTGTAAATTTTTTAAATAATTTATATAAAACAAATGATGTTTGGAAACAAACATATGTAGATAAAAGTTTAAGAAAAAATTTTGCAAGTATTAATTATAAATACGATCAAACAAGAGATGCATTTATTCCACCTAGGCCTTTTGAAAGTTGGCTTTTAAACGAAACAACTTGTTTATGGGAAGCACCAGTTGCTTTTCCAGATGATGGGCAAGACTACAATTGGAATGATAATACTCAACAATGGGATCTTATTGACAAACCATAAAAATTAATGTAGTTTAGTTTTTGGTATGTTGGAAGAAAGTAATAATTTTATAAATCAATATTATTTATCAGATTCATCTATTTGTGATGATTTAATTACTTTATTTAAAAATTCTAAAAATAAGTTTACAGGTCAAATAGGAAAAGGTATTGATAAAACAATTAAAGATAGTACTGATTTATTATTATGGAATGAAGATATTCCTCAATCTAAAATATTAATTAATTATTTTAAACAATTAAATGAATGTTTAAATTTATATAAAAAAAAATATGTGTCTTGTAATACTCAAGTTTCAACTTGGGGTTTAGAACCTGCTTTTAGAATTCAAAAATATAAACCATCACAAGCATATCACGGATGGCATTGTGAAAAAACAGATTCATCTACAGCTATAAGACATTTAGTTTGGATGACATATTTAAATGATATTAAAAAAGGTGGAGAAACAGAATGGTATTATCAAAAATTAAAGGTAAAACCACAAAAAGGATTAACTGTTATTTGGCCTAGTGAATGGACATTTACCCATAAAGGTCATACTACTATAAATGAAAATAAATATATTATAACTGGTTGGTACGAGTTTAAAGAATGAAAAATTTAAAAGATTATATACTTCATTTGGACAATTGGATTCCTAATAATATTTTAAATAAAACAATAAAAGAATTATCTAAAGATAAAACTTGGCAACAACACACTTTTACTAATCCAAAAACATTTGAATCAAAACCAAAAAATGGAGATAAAGAACTTGATATATGTTATGGAAATAAACTTACTTATATAAAAGAACTTCATCAATTAACTTGGAAAGCTTTAGAAAGATACATTGTTATTGACAAAATTGGTGAAGAAACTTTTGATGGTTGGACAGGTTTTAGTTTAATAAGATTTAATAGATATAATAAAAATCAAATTATGTCTAAACATAGTGATCATATTAAAAGTTTATTTGAAGGAGAAAGAAGAGGCATTCCAATATTAAGTATAGTTGCTGTTTTAAATGATAATTATGAAGGTGGAGAATTTATTATGTTTGATGATTATGAAATTAAATTTAAAGCTGGAGATTTAATAATATTTCCATCTGTATTTTTATATCCACATTTGGTTAAACCCGTAAAAAAAGGAATAAGATATTCATTTGTATCTTGGGCATATTAAATGAAAGAACCTATACTCCATAATATTTTTCCAACACCTATTTATACTACAAAAATAGATAGAGGATTTACTAAACAAGAACTACAATTTGTAAAAGAACAAAAAAAACATTGTAGTAATAATGAAGGCAATATTAATACAAAAGATAGTTATATATTAAATAGAAAAGAATTTAAAAACATAAAAATTTTTTTAGATAAACATTGCAAAAATTATTTAGATACCGTTATTTGTCCTAAAAATAATATAGAACTATATATAACTCAATCGTGGTTAAATTATACAGAAGCAAATCAATATCATCATAAACACGAACATCCTAATTCAGTGGTATCTGGCGTGCTTTATTTTGATTCAGATATAAAAAATGATAAAATACTTTTTAGTCATAGTAAAGGTTACCAACAAATATCTCCAGAAACTGATAAAGAAAAATTTAATTTATGGAACTCTAGCACTTGGTTTTTTCCTGTTGAAACAGGTAATTTATTTATGTTTCCATCATCAACTACTCATCAAGTAGAAACTAAAAAAGGAACTAATACCAGAATAAGTCTAGCTTTTAATACTTTCTATAAAGGTTCTGTAGGATCAAATACTCAATTAACGGAGTTGATACTATAGAAATATAGTATATAATCTTTAGATGGAGGCAGGGCACCACCACATACCCCCTGTCTCCTTTTAAGGATTATTTATGAGTTTAGGATTTGACGCAATATCAGCATTACCATTTGCTACATCAGGACCCGATTCAGATGTAGCTGTAGTCGTAACAGGTAATAGTTTATCTATTACAATAGGTAGTGTAGGTATTATTGCAGACGCAGTTACAGAAGAAGCTGATCCAAATAGACTTGCATTAGGTACAGGTTCATTAACTATTACAGCTGATGCTAATCACACAGTTACAGGAAATGCTGTATCTTTAGGTATAGGTGCCTTTACTATTAATATAGATACTAACGTAACACCTACTGGAAACTCATTGACCTTGACTACCAAGAATGTTACAATAACTGCTGACGCAAATGTAACACCTACAGGTTCAGGTCTAACACTAGATACAGTAGAACCAGGAGTTATTACGTGGAACGATATAATACCAGGAGCAACAATGGTTTGGACACCAATAAAACCGTACTAATATGGCATCAACATTTTCATCAGATTTATCATTAGAA